TACAGCTAAAGGTTTGAGCAAGCTGGAGCAAGCTGGAGCAAGTTACAGGCGAAAGGTTACAGCTAAAGGTTTGAGCAAGCTGGAGCAAGCTGGAGCAAGTTACAGGCGAAAGGTTACAGCTAAAGGTTTGAGCAAGCTGGAGCAAGCTGGAGCAAGTTACAGGCGAAAGGTTACAGCTAAAGGTTTGAGCAAGCTGGAGCAAGCTGGAGCAAGTTACAGGCGAAAGGTTACAGCTAAAGGTCAGGGTGAAACCTATAAAGTCTGCTGCAGCGGTTCGGATTAAGAACTTAATTCTCGCGATTCTCGCCGGTAGGCTAGGTGTGTCTGCCCGTTGGCACTCCAGCCAGAATCGACGCGGAAACCTTAAAAACCTGCCCGCTTGCCCCTATCGCTTGACGTGTGGCGCCGATGGTGCCATTATGGACAGTGAACCTAGACAACTAGCTAGCCTCAGTCAGTCCGACCCATTGGGTCGGGTATAGCCGCGCGCGCGCTCCACTGCGCGTCGCGATTGGGCGGATCGGATCCGCCGCGCGACCCTTGCCAGACACCGAGTCTGGCTTTCTTTAGATCAACCATGGCACGCGCCAACCGCACCAGCACCAGCACCAGCCAGCACCAGCCCGAGCACCAGCCCGAGCACCAGCACCAGGGCCCCCGCACCGGCCCCTTAGGTGGCGACTGCGTCACCATCCAGCCGCCCACCGAACCCAGCACCGAGCCCGCAACCGATCCCACCACGGCAACCGCCCCGCCGTCTTTGCTGGAAATCCTCCGCCAACTAACACCACCGCCAGCCCCTAAAGGCCCCAAGGCCCCCAAGACGACAAAGGGAGCAGAGCCCGCCGGTTTTGGTGTCAGCCTCTCACCGCCAGCCCTTGCCGCACTCCAGCAACAGCAAAGCTACGCCAGCCGTTGGAGTGAACGCAGCTGGCGAACCTATCGGGCTTCCAACGCAGACAAGCTCCACCCCGACCAACGTTTCTGGGAAATGCCCGCATATCGCGCCCAAGGTGAGCCCGTGCCCTCCCTTGTCGCCCCCTCCCCTGCGATCCACAAACCCGAGCCCACGGATCGAGTCGAGCAGCACAAATGGCAAGCAACCATAGCCGCCAACCTATGGGGGATCAGTGCAGCCGCTTTGCTAATTCGCAAAGGTCGCCTCTCAATCGGTGATGCCCTGTTACTCATGAAGGCCAACGGCGCCCTATTCAAGGACCAGGGAGCAGCCCTCACCGCCTGTCAGAAGGCGATCCCCGGTTACAGGCTCCGGTGGGCAGACAATGGCGCACTGGAAATCGATCCAGAGCACAAACTCACCGAGAACGACCTTACGCAAGCCCTTGCGGACAGGGCGACAGCTGACATCAAGGCCGCTCAGGTTCAATAACAGCCAGCGCCTGGAACCACGGCCCGGTAGTTAATCCTGCCGGGCTTTATCCTTCATTCTTTAATTAAACCGACCCGGTAAGGGTTGCCCTTGCTAGGTAACTAGATGGGGTAACCCTGCCAAGTAGGGGCAGACGCCATCCCCCCACCCCTAAATTTTTTTTACCTATTCCAACCAGCTCTCTTCAACCTATTCCCTCTCGCTAATTTTTTTTACCTATTCTCACCAAGTCTCTTCCACCTATTTCTCTAGCTACATCAACTCTCATTTATCTCAACAACGCAATTACTTTATACCCCCATCACTCTGAAAAAAATCGATTTTCGCAACTTTTTCAAGCCCATGTCTCGAAATTTTTTTTAGTGTCTATTTCACACAGACACTTATACTTATATTGAATCTGTAAAGTTTTCAGCCCGGCTGTTCCCCCATTGCATCAATTTTCTCTCGCCCCCACTGGATTTCTTCTTAGGCTGAGCTATGCTGCTTCTCGCCCCCGCTGCATTTGCTCGGCTTCATGAAAACCGAAAAAATTGATCCGCTGTTCAGAGTTGCGCTAATTCGCAGAACTGAAGAGCCGCAGAGGTGCATTTACGCTGCGATGCACCAGGATTACTGTGAAGATTTTATTGCTGATCAAGAACTGCCCGAGGAGCGCAAGGCCGGGGCGATTGCAGTTAAAAGATTGCTGAGTGGCGATAGGGGGCATTTTGGTTGCACGGAGCATCCACAAATTACTTTGAATGTGGGGTGGTTTCCTCACTCTGCAATGCAGCAGGCGAGAACGCATCGGATTGGGGTTAGCTTTGACGTTCAGAGTGGGCGTTATACGGGGCAGAGGATTCTTGATGCTGCAAGTGGCAAGCGAACTGTTGAAGAAGTATTTTACCTTCGCCCCCCTCAGAGATATAGAGACCGCGACGGGGCGGATTACGAATACACAGAGGAAGATAGAAAGATTGATCTAGCTAGGTGTTATGACGCTGCATGTCACTACGCCCATCAAATCAGACAGGGCAAGGCTGAAGAGCAGGCCCGAGAGCTTATACCTTATGCAATTCGCCAGCATTTTGTGGTGAGCTTTAGCATGAGGGCGCTGATGCACTTTCTCGACCTCAGGGCTAAGCTTGACGCCCAGCAGGAGATACGCTGGCTCTGCGATCTGATGTGGCCTCACTTTGTTGATTGGGCGCCTGAGATTGCACAGTGGTACGAAGAGAAGCGCCTGCACAAAGCAAAACTAGCCCCTTAGTCAACAGGCCAGCGACAACATGCCAGCAAAAGCCCGCAGCGCAAGATATGCAGACAGAGCAGCTCTGCAATCGCTCGGGCTTTTTCATGATACGTCGATGCTCAAGGCATTAAAAAGAAAAAACAACAATGCTCTGAGCGTAGACGAGATCGAAGATCGAATTGTTGCAGATCTTCTCCCACATCAAAAAGATTTTGTTTGCAATTTCGATACAAGGTATATCCTTTACGTGGGTGGATTGGGTTCAGGAAAGTCTTATAGCAGTGTCGCCAAGGCAATACTTTTAGCTTTTAGGAGTCAGGGGCATACTCACATTTATCTTGAGCCCACCTACGTGATGTTGAACGACATCGCGATTCCGACGTGGAACTCATTTCTTCATAAATACGATATTCCTTTCACGCACCGAGTTTCCCCTCAGCCCAGCTACACCTTGCATCTGCCCGAGGGGGACACCACAATCCTTCTCCGCCCCCTCATGAACGTGGAGCGCCTGGTGGGCATCAACGCTGCCTCCCTGGTGATTGACGAGGCGGATACGGTCAAGCAGGAGGTCGCCGAGGCGGCCCTGGTCAAGTTGCAGGGGCGGGTTCGTGTAGGGAGTTGTCCGCAGATTTGCTTTGTGTCTACGCCGGAGGGGCGGAAGTTTATTTGGGGGTTCTTTGAGAAAAATAAAAGCGATGACAAACAGCTTTACAGAGCGGATACTAGAGACAATCCTTACCTTGATCAAAATTACGTCAAGGACTTGCTGGAGAAGTATCCTGCAAACTTGGTTGATGCCTATGTGAAGGGCGAGTTTGTTAATCTTGAGACGACGACCGTGTTTAGTGAGTTTGAGAGAGACAGGCACTTTACAAATATCTTTTGCCCCGAGGCCAACGAGCCAATCCTCATCGGGTGCGACTTCAACGTGGGCAAGGTTTCAAGTGTCTATGCCGTTATGCGCCCCCTGCCTTCTGGGGGCCAGGCTTTACACATATTTGACGAGAACATCTCTAGGGACACTTTCTCGCTCGCGGAGCATATCAAGCGGAAATACGCTGCTCACGTTGCAAGAAATATGGTGATGATCTATCCTGATAGCTCGGGGTCACATGCTAGCACGTCGTCCACCATGAGTGATCACGACATTCTGAGAGAGACGGGGGCAAAAGTTATAGCTGAGCGCCGAAATCCCCCAATTGCGGAAACTGTGGGGCACGCAAATAATTGCTTTAACAAGGGGCAGATTTTTATCAACTGTTCCTCGTGCCATGAATCTGTAGAAATGCTTGAAAACTGGGGTTACGATAGTTCCCTGAAGCCAGCAAAGGGTGGAAAATTGGACTATTCTCACTTTGGCGACGCCTTAAGGTATCTCGTCTGGCAAACAATGCCAAGGCCTTCGATTGGGCTTGGGCGAGGGCAGCGTTGGAGATAGTTTACATTTTCCCGCCCCCCTTGATTTCCCCCTTGCGCCCCCAACTGCGAAGCTTTTTCTGCTGTTAGAGTGTGAATAGTGCTGCGAAGAAACAGTGGTCATCGTTGGTAACTCTCTGATCCCAAATGCTGATGACGCCCTGGGGTTAAACCCGTTTGACCGGCGGCACCCAGAGCTGGAAGCGAATGTTGAGGGGGTTACGGGCGTTGCTGAATACTCGATCGAGCAGGCTCAGCAGCTGGAAAGGCTGTCTCCGATCAAGTTTTGCACCCTGCCCGAGTTCTTCCTGTACGAAGCGACTAGCGAATATATCCCCAAGGATCACCTTGAAGAGCCAGAGTCCTATGACGTTCGCAAAACTAGAGCACAGAGCAGCTTTGAGCCATTCTATTCGCATCTTCGCAACCTTACAATTGGTACAGCCCTTCGCAAAGGCGTTGTAATTCCTGAGGATGTTGATGGGTCGTGGGGCAATTTTTTTGAAGATTGCGATCTTGAGGGGCATTCTTTAACTTCTTACACCAAAGAGCTTTTTACAGCAGCTGTTGATGCGGGTGTTGCGGGTATTTGGGTCGAATATCCGAAGCTTCCTACCGACCTGAGCGCGGAAGAGGAGAAAATTCTTAACCCTCGCCCCTATTTCGTCTTGATCAAGTGCGACCAAGTGCTTGAATGCAGGCACGATATTTTCAGTGCGGAGATCCTGGGGCAGTCACTTTTTGGTTCTTTTCCCACATATTTGCGTATTAAGGGGGAAATTCGCCGAAAAAGTGCTACAAATGAGTTCTTTGAGGAGGTTTTGCCCGCTGTTTTCGTTTATGACATTGTAGAAATTGGGGAAGATGGCTTTTCCGAGGTAAATGACACGCTTCGCCCTGTTTCTCCTGGCCGCAGAGTTCGCTGCAGGACGTATGTAAAGCAAAATGTACCCGGAAATACCGATAGGTATCTTCAAGAGGGGGAGGAAAGGTATCTTTCTATCCCGTTTATCCCGTTTGTGCCTGTCCTTGGGGGTGAAAAAGAAGCATTTTTCCGTGCTCGCCCCCTTCTTCTTGATATTGCGCGGCTAAATCTGCATCACTGGGCAGTTTCCGCTGATCTTGCGGAGTCAATTCACCTTACAGCCTCGCCCCTTTTGACAATGACGGGCGTGCGTGCCGACGATGAAGTAAAAGCGGGGTCTGGGCGAACGCTTTCTTCTCAAAATTCCGATGCAAGATTTGGGATGATTAGTGCAAGTATGGAGGGGGCGGAAGTTACGCTTAAAAATCTCGACAGAATCGAGAAATCAATGGAGCGATTGGCCGCAGTTGCAATGACAACGGGCAAAACGCAGGCCGAATCCGGTTTTGCGAAGCTTCTTGACCGTTCTCAAAGCGATTCTCAGCTTGCAGTTCTTGTTCAGTCGCTTGAAGACGCTCTGAATAGGGCGCTTATGTATGCTGCGGCTTACAGAAACTACTCTGCAGTTAAGATCGCAATTAGCAAGAACTTCATTCCGGTTAAACTGCACTCGCAACAGGTAATGGCTTATAGCTCTCTGTTCAAGGATGGGGTGATAACCATTGAGCTGTTCATGCGTATGCTTGAAAGCGGGGAGCTTTTTGAGGGCATTCCTGGTTTCAGCGTGTCAGATATTATCGAAAAAATGGGACTCAAGGGGACTGAAACTATCAGGGAGCTGATGGGGGCTGGCGAGGGGACCCCTGCCGATGGGCGATCTTCTCGTCTCCGCGTTGAAGTAGACAACACGGCCCCAACGAGCGAGGGCGCCGATAGAGAAGTCTTGGAGCCGGGGTTTGAACCAAGCGAAGCTTGAGCTATAGTTCTTTCACCGACAACAATTCCGTATGGCTTTTGAGACTCTTGACGAAGCAAACAGTGCTTTCAAGTCCCTTGAGGATCGGCTTAACGCCCTGGAGACCGAAAACACGAAGCTGAAGGCCACGAAGGAAGGCCTGCAGGGCGATCTCAGGAAGCGCAAGCAGATTGCCACCTTCCTGAAAGTGGCTGGCATCGAGCTGACGCCTGACATGAGCGACGAAGAGATTGCCGAGAAGGTGTTGGCCCTCAAGGCTGCGAATGCCTCCGAGGAAGGCGAGGAAGGCGACGGTGGCGGCGCTGGCGGGGGGCAGCCCCAAGGTGGACAACAGCAGCCTAAGGGGCAGCAGCAGCCTCAGGGGCAGCAGGCCTACACCAACCCCTCTGACGCCGTGGATACGGTTGTGAAAGCGGAGATGGCCTCCCTGAAGCGGCGACTGGAAGAGCAGAACAAGCGGATCATCCAGGCCGAGCAAGAGCGTGATCGCGAGCGTGAAAGCCGCCGTGCAACGCTGCTTGAGCAGAAGGTAATGGATGAGCTGGCTCGTGTTGATTGCAGGAAGCCGGGGCATCTGTTCAAGCTCAAGAAGGAGGACTTCCGTTTGCTTGAAGATGAGGAAACGGTTGTTTATGGACCCCAGGACGATCCGGTGTCTCTCAAAGATGCCGTGAGCAAGCTTCGCGAGGATGACGACTACTCGATTTACTTTAATGGCTCGGGAGCTACCGGCTCTGGCATGGCTCCGTCTCGTACTCCTGCTTATACTTCTGCGAACAACCCGTTTGCTGTTGGATCAGTGAATGCAACTCTTGTCGCAGAAATGGTCAACGGAGGACACAAGGAGAAAGCTGCGCGACTTTTCCGTGAAGCTCGCGCTGCTGGCAAGCTTGATCCGACTCTGGCAAGGGCGATGGGCAGCATGTTTGGTTGAGTGAGAAACGAATTTCGCTACAACAGGAGGTATGGGCGCAGAACTGTTGCAAAGTGGTCTCGCGGGGGTTACAGAAGCCGCCGCGCTGCCTCTTCTTCAACACGTTCTTATGCGAGAACCAGAGGCTATTCTTCTTCTCGTCCCACACCTTCTTCTGTTCAGCCAGTTTCCTCTCCCGTTCCTCGTGGAAGCGGAGCCTCCTATCGGCCTAGCAACGAGTCTTCTCCGCTAATTGGAATTTTTATTTTACTGTTGGCGGCTTTGCTGGGTCTATTGCTTTCTTTTTTTTGAGCCATCCTTTTGCCGCCCCCTCCTCTTCCCGGAGGGGGCTTTATTGTATGGGTAGCTGACTTTCCTCAATGCCTTTGAAGAAAGGGCGATCGGCCAAAACTATTTCTCAAAACATCAAAAAACTGAGAGAAGAGGGCTATAGTCAGTCTCAGGCTGCTGCTATAGCTTACAGTCAGGCTGGTAAGTCACGCAAAAAGAAACCCAAGAGGAAGTGACATGGCCAAGCGCGGACTGTATTCCAACATCAACGCAAAGCGAAAGCGTATTGCGGCTGGGGCGAAAGAGCGGAAGGCTCGCCCAGGGGAAAAGGATTATCCTGACAAGGGAGCTTTTAAGCGCTCTGCAAAAACCGCCAAGAAGAAAAAGTAAATGGCTGTTCCAGAAAGAGTTAAAAACAAAATGAAAGAGCTTGGGCTCTCGGGGGTGAACAAGCCCAAGAAAACTCCTGGCCATAAAACAAAGTCTCATGTCGTAATGGCAAAGGAGGGTGATACCTATAAAGTAGTTCGCTTTGGGCAGCAAGGTGTTGAAGGCGCTGGGGGCAGTCCTGGGACGGAGGCTGAAAAAGCCAGGCGTCGAAGCTATTATGCAAGGCATAACGCGCAAGGCAAGCCAACAAGCAAGCTATCTGCTAAGTATTGGAGCCATAAAGTTAAATGGATTCTTCTTTTATCTCTCCTGCCTCTTAATCATTTCTTTTAATTCAGTTACATGCTTTCTTAGCTCTCTTGTCTTCTCCAGGTGCCATATATTGTTTGTTTGAAAATACATCGTATTGTGAGTATCAATCGCTTTCAGTGCCTCTCTAATGAAGTCGTTCCACGGCTCTCTGCGAGCGGTGTTGTACTCTCTTCTCGACATGGCTGGGTCTCGGCTGTCATGGCTATTCTGATGTAGGGCACTCTACTCAGACGCACCATGAGCTACAAAACTGATCGCAATGTGATTGGAAGGCAAATCACTTCTGCTGTTGAAGAGGTGATTACGGCTCTTCGTATTGCCTATGACGCTGGCATGGCAAGTGGTAGCATCTATGTGATTCCTGCCGCCTTTACAAGGGCCAATCTTGTTGAGCTTTTTGCTGGCCTTCCTACCGTAACCGGAACTCAGACCCTGGACATCAGTGGCACCACTGGTAATGCCACTGTTTCTACTGGCGAGAAGGCTGTTGCCACCGGCAAAGGTTGGACCCTTGATGTGACTCCTTGACCACACCTACAGCTTCTCGCCTCCGCCCCCTTTTGGGGGCTTTTTATTGCTCGTGTGATTTCCTGCTATAGTGACGATGTAGGGCTTCTTCGTTGCAGTGCTTCGAGGATGCTGTCGCGGCAGTGCCGCAATCTTTTTTCTTGGTGTTGAGAGAGCGCTGGCGTTTGACGCCCCTCATCTCTGTCGGCTGTGCCGAGCCTCGAACCTGTTCAAGCAACTCTTCCTTTTGAGGCTAAAGCCATGCTGCTCGCTGGTGTTCCTTTTATCCCACAGCTCTTCCTGGAATACCAGCAGGAAGAGGTTCAAGACCGTAATCAACTGGTCAATTCCGGCCTGATGGTGACGAATGACGCCATCCAGGCTGAGTTCGCCAAAGGCGGCAAAACCATTGACCTTCCCTTCTTCGGTGATCTCTCGGGAGATTCCGAGATCCTGAACGACTCTGTTGGCCTGACCCCCTCGGTACTGGCTGGCGATCTGCAGACCGGCGTTCGCAACGTGCGTGGCCGTGCCTGGAGCGCTTCCGACCTGGCTGGTGAGCTGGCTGGCTCCGACCCCATGCAGGCCATTGCTCGTCGCACTGGTCAGTATTGGGTGCGGGACATGCAGAAGACCATGATCAGCATCCTGCGCGGCATGTTCGTTGCTGGGGGTCCCCTGGCCACCAGCCACGCCGTTGGTGGCACTTCCACCGCCCTGAGCCAGTCGGCCATGGTGAGCGGTATTGCCAAGCTGGGCGACGCCGGTCAGGAGCTGACGGGCATCCTGATGCGCTCTCCGGTGTATTACGCCCTCATGAACCTGGATCTGATCGTTCCTGCGAGCCAGACCAGTCAGCTGGATACCCGCCTCTCCCGCGAGCGTCTTGAGCTGGGCACCTACCTGGGCCGTCCCGTGTTCGTGGACGACACTCTCCCCTACGACGCTGGTGCAGGCACTGGTGGCGCAGACGTTCATCACACCTACTTCTTCGGTCCTGGTGCTTTCGCTTATGCGACTGCCCCTGCCAAGACTCCGGTGGAAACTGATCGCGACACCCTGAAGGCCGTTGACTTCCTGATCAACCGTACTCACTATCTGGTGCATCCCAATGGCATCAGCTGGACTGGTAATGCTGTCGGCAACTCGCCCAGTAACACTGAGCTTGCTACTGGTGCCAACTGGTCCAAGGTGTTTACCGATGATCGGAACATTCGCCTGACTCAGCTTCGCTGCTACGTGTGACCCCTGGTTGCACTACTGCTGGGCCCTGCTGGCATTTAATATGCTGGTGGGGCCTTTTTCTTACTCAATCGCAAAACAAGCCATGTCCATGATTACTTTCCGTCTTGCTCGTGAAGCGCAAGAGCGCAAAGCTCAAGAAGAGGTGCAGAGTGCTTCGCCTGTGGAGTCTCTGGCAGAAGAGGCTCCTGTTGCTGAATGCTCGATCAAGCCTCCGGTTGAATCGAAGCCCGCTGAGCCAAAGCCCGTGCAGGCGAAAGCCCCTGTCACTTCTGCGGCTAAGGTGAAAGCAGCCCCTGGTGTCACTTCGTCTAAGTGATTGCGTGAATGGCCTTCGTTTCCACTCTTGGGGCGTCTAACGCCAATTCTTTTGTGAGTGCAGCGAGGGCCACTTCGCTTCTTTCTGACTTGCCGCAAAGCCCAGGTATTACTTCCTGGCTTGCTCTTGGCAGCCAACAAAAAGAGCAGACGCTTGTGGGGGCGACGATGGCAATCAACCCTCTCAAGTGGAAGGGGGCCTTGGTTGATCCTCAGCAGTCTCTCGCCTGGCCTCGATACATCAAGATCGATGGGCGAATTCTTCCGAGTGACGAGCTTCCACTTGACTTTGAAATTGCTGTCTCCTACATGGCGGCCTTTCTTACTACAACCGGGGGTTATGCAGGCATTGGGGCTGATAACGATGGCGGTGTTTTGCTGAAAGAGAACGATCAGTACGATGAAGTGAATCTCGGCAGTGGGTCTCTTCAGGTTAAGTATCGAGACCGAGACACTGTGCAGTCGGGCTTTGAGTTTATTCCACCATTTGTGATGGATATTCTTTCAAAGTATATCATTGATAGCAGTTTTCACCAGTCTCATCTTACGAAAGGCAGTTCCGCCAGGATTGACAAGTATTACGCTGCCGGGGCTTTTAGGGGGCGACGTGTAACCTTTGCGGGCGGCATGGTTTATCCGGTTTCTGGGGGTTGGTATAGCAATCCTCTTTGATTTCTTATGTCTCTTGCTGATCGCGTATTTGGGAAGATTCCGGGGCCGCTGATTGCTCAGTGGGGAATTTCTGGCACTTATATTAAGTCATCTCAGAATCAGCAGTATGACCCATATACCGGGACGGTAATGGGGTGTGACTCGGAGGTTCCTATCAAGCTTCTTCCGACTCAACTCAGGCCGGAAGAGGTGCAGGGGCTTTATCAGATGACAGATGTGAAGATTCTGATCTCGGCTTCGTCACTCGGAGAGTATTATCCGAGAACTACTGATTCTGTGCGATATTTGCAAGATGGGGCGCAGAGAACAGCAAAGATTGTTGGCATTATGTCCTATCGAGGGGATAATCCTATACTGCATGTAGTTGTTGGGAGGTTGAGCTGATGCCCAGAAGAATGAGGGGCGCAACACCAAGGCAGGTTGCTTCTTATCGGGCTAGAAACCTGAGAAGAAACGCAGAGGAGCAGGAAAAAATTCTTACAAGGCTCATAGCTCGATCTATCCAGGAAGTTGCAGTTCGCTCCATGAATGGCCTGGCCGAGGCTGGTCCTGCATGGAGCGGTGAATTTGCTGCTTCCTGGGGTTTTTCTCCTGCTGGACAAAGGCCACAGATTGCCGATGGAGGATCTACTGGCCCCGAGGGGGTTAAAAAGTACACGAAAAACGATGCGCCGGTTAGGCGCATTGAGCGCTACCTGGCAAATGGCGTATCAAGATTTAATATTGTCAACGTATCTGATCACGCAGAAAAGGCCGTTGATGGTAAAAGGGGAAAGTTTGTCCGCCCAAATAATGCACCCATAAAGGAAAAAGCTTTAGAGCTTGGCACAGCCAGAGATAATCCAAGCTTTCGTCATGAGATTGGAGATTCTTTCAATGGTCAGTTGCGGGATGCTCCTGCCGCCAGGACGGCTGAACAGGATTGGCTCGATAACTACGCCAAGGGCGGGCCCTTGCAAAAAGATCTTGCCGATGGCGTCTCATTTGCCTTTAGCGATGTAGATATGTTTTCTCCGTGACGGTCATGCCAGATCAAATACTTAATGGCTTAACCGAATACCAGCGTATCAGAGCCGCTATTGAAGCGCCTCTGTTGACTGCTTTTAATTCTCAGGTTCCACCTGTGCCGGTCTATTTTGACAATATCACTGCTGTTCCGCCTGACCCTCCGAAGGAGTATGTTCGCATCAATCTTACTTTTGGGTTGATGAACGAGTCAGGCATATCTCAAACGGTGAAAAACGCGAGAGGGGCTCTTATTGTTCGCTGTTTCGCTCCTCTTGGGGGTGGGCCTGCGAGATGCCAGGAGCTTATTGGCATTGCAGCAAAAGTCATTACTCAGCTTGGGGCGACAAAAAAGAATGTCGATCAAGTGTTTGTAAGGACTGGGCCAATTACTGGGCCTGACTTTATTAGGGAGAGAGCGGAATCAATTGAGCCATCTCTTTCATCCTATTCGCCTCACTTTATGGGCAAGATCTCTGCTGGTTGGCAGGCTATGGTGCCCTGCTCTGAGTGATCGGCCACGGCTATTCTGAATGTAACCGGGCAGTGCCCGTACTGCTGTTCTGTGTAAAGCAATCATGACTTGCGACACTACGGTGCTTACCGGCACTTCCGGGGCTTTTTACTACAAGCCCGCCAACACTGAAGCCTGTCTTCTCGCCACCGCCTTTCCCGCCACCGGCTCCAACATCACCGTTGGCGTCTTTCTTGGTTTTCGAGTGAATGATCCCATCACTCTTAGCTATCCGGTGGGTTCGACCACTACCAACGCAATTGCTGCTGGCGACTATTTCGTCAAAACCTACGATCCCACTACGGGCGTGATGACGATTAGCACCACCGCTGGTGGCACTGCTGCAACTGCGACTGCTCAACCTTCTGGTTTTGGGGCGGCCAAGGCGAAGATTGTCTACAAGGGCTTCAGTGTTGTTGGGCAGGTTCGTGATTGGAGTTTTGAGATCACTCGCTCCGAGATCGACGTGACCACCATTGGTCAGGGCACCGGGCAGTATGCACCGTTCCGTAAGTACGTCACTGGCTTTGCAGATGGTAGTGGCACGGCCACTATCTATACCACCGACGAAGAGGAGTCCATCGCCAACCGCATGATTGAGGATGTAATTCAGCGTCGTCAAACTGGTGCTGCGGTGAAGCTGTATATCGATCAGGTGTTCTCTGGTGGCACTCTTAGCGACTCGCTGAGTCGTTCGATTGAGAGCAAGATCGTTTTGACTTCTGCAAGTCTGAACGTCAACCCCGATGATGCTCAGTCGATTTCGATCAACTTCCGTCCGAGCGAAGCTCCTACTTTTGACCTGACGAAATCCTGAATATCTCAGGCATTGATCTGCGGCCCCTCCTCCGGGAGGGGTTTTTCTTTGTCTGGGCCTGGGACTGGCTAGATTGACTGTGTAGCAGCCGAGTGAGCATGTCTGCAGGGGCTTTTCTGATTGGTAGAGGGCCTGACGGGAATGATCTTCCGGTCACTGTTACCGATGAAGGTTTTTTGAAAGTTGATATTCAAGGTGCAACACTCAGCCTGGATGCTGCTGGTGTTGAGATTGCGAATGATACTGGCAATCCAATTCCTGTTAGTGATGCTGGCAGCAGCCTGACTGTTGACGGAAAGACTTACCACGCTGCGGTGACGATCACTCGCCCGAGCAACACCACTGCGTATGCCGCTGGTGACGTGGTGGGTGACACCGGCGGCAGCGCCATTCTGACCCTGCCCAGCATCGGGCCCAGTGGCGGCTCTGTGCTGATTCAGAGCGTATCGCTGGTGTTCAGCGATGCAGCGGTAATCAGCAGCATGGGAGCATTCCGGTTGCATTTCTACCAGTCAAGTCCGACTGCTATTGCAGATAACGCCGCCTTTGATCTGGTGAGTGGTGAACGCGCAAGCTACATGGGCTATGTTGACATCCCTGCGCCGCTGGATTTTGGCAGCAGCCTATATGCCCAGGCGGACTACCCCGGTCGGTTGATCAAACTGGCATCGGCCAGCACGACGCTCTACGCCGAGCTTGAAACGCGAGGGGCATACACACCGGCATCGGCCAGCACGATCTCGGTGCGTGTGGCGGCAATGGAGACTGGTCTGTGACGCTGGCGCTGCCATCTAGGCGTGCTGCACTGCTGCCTGGCCGGTGGGTCAGCAACGACCTCTGGCGCCGCGCCCGTGCTGTGCCATCACTGTCCCTGCAGTTCGCCGCAACCCGCTCGATGGTCGATGTGATCTCTGGGCGGAACTTGATCACGCACACCAGGCTGAGTGGTGCCACGACCATCAACGAGCTGGGGCGGGTTGCGCCTGCGGTGACGAATCTGCTGCTGCAGTCCGAAGATTTTACAACGACATGGCTGACGGGTAATTATGTCGTTACACCTAATGCGGCAATAGCGCCATCGGGCTTGCTAACGGCTGACAAGCTCGTCAGAGACACAGTTGTTACGGCAACGAGCGCATCGCAAAGCGTCGCATGTCTCGCAAATACGACATCCACTCTCAGCTGTTTTGTCAAGGCAGCTGAATGGTCAAAGTTCGGACTCAGGGAAGGGTTCGCTACGGGAAACTATGTAACTTTTGACCTTGTTACTGCGTCAGTCATATCCTCTAGCGGAGCCACCGGGACCATCACGGCCTTCCCAGATGGGTGGTATCGCGTGGCAATGCAAATGACAACCCAGGTGGGGCAGACAACCTTTGGAGCCAGGATCAACCCACTCCCTAATTCCTATGTAAGCGGCACGCCTTTGTATGGTTTCGCGGGTGATAACACCTCCGGCCTATTCGTCTGGGGCGCCCAACTAGAGCAATCCGCCACCATGGGCGAATACGTCCCCACTGGTGCAAGCATCAACAGCGCACCCAGGATCACCCACGACCCGGTGACGCTGGAGTGCTTGGGGTTCCTGCCGGAGGAGCAGAAGGCGAATCTGACACCTAGAAGTGAAGAGTTTAATGATGCAACGTGGGTAAAAGCTAGGGCTTCAATTACGGCCAATGCCGCCGCGTCCCCCAGCGGAGCGATTACGGCAGACAAATTAGTAGAAGACAATACCGCTAATAATACGCACGTTGCCGTCCAAGTCTTTACGTTTGCTGCAACAACGTATACGCTATCTATTTTTGCAAAAGCTGCTGAACGTTCATGGGTGCGCCTATTTGCATTTGACGGAGTAACGAACTTTGGCTGTTACTTCAATCTTTCGGCAGGCACCGTAGGAACCGCAGTCGCCTCTACGGGCTTCATTAGCCCACTCGCAAATGGTTGGTTCCGATGCGTAATGACGTTTACAGCCGCAGCGGGAACAGGGACTTATGCGGCTCGCCTGGCGACAGGAGACGGGGCGGACGTTTATACCGGCGACGGCACTTCCGGCCTATTCGTCTGGGGCGCCCAACTAGAGGTCGGCGGCCTGACCAGCTACATCCCAACAGCCGGAAGCTCTGTCGTGCGTGCCGCTGATGCGGTGTCAATCACGGGGGCGAACTTCAGTAGCTGGTATCGGCAGGATGAGGGGACGATCTATGTAGATGGCCGCAGGAGTGACCTAAACCACACCGCATCTGCATGGTTCCTGGCAATGTCAACAGGGGTTGCAACGACAAGGCTACAGCTTGGCTTTGATTTCCCCGCAAACGGAAATTATGCCATCGTGTCCTCAGGCACTCTTCAAGGTGATGTCTATCCTTTGGTAAACACTTTAGTTCGGCGAGCAGCGGCAGCGTATTCAAATAATTGCG